GGACGAGAAGCACGACGACGCTCCCGGCGAGGAGCCCGCCATCAAGTCGCTGGGCGACCACGCGGCCAAGCACATGTTCCCCCGGCTAAAGGAGATCAAGGGCGTCTCTGGCGCCAGCGTCTCCGCGCCGGAGTTCAAGGCCGCCACGGACACGCACGTCACCGGCGCATGGGCCAACCCGGTCATCAACGAGTACGACCGGACCATCGTCCGCGGCGTCCGTCCGCGCCTGGTGGTCTCGGACCTGCTCGGGTCGGGCACGCTGTCCGGCAACGCCATCAGCTACTTCGTCGAGGCTGCGCTCGAGGGCGCGTTCACGACCGTCGCTGAGGGTGCGGCCAAGCCGCAGCTGCACGTCGTCGACCCGACGATGACGACCGACGTCCTCAAGAAGATCGCCGGCTGGATCAAGCTGACCGACGAGATGACCGAAGACCTCGACTTCTTCGTCTCGGAGATCAACCAGCGCCTGCTCTACGAGCTGGCCAAGTTCGAGGAGGCGCAGCTGCTCAACGGCAACGGCACCGGCTCGAACGTGCTCGGCCTGCTCAACCGGGTCGGCGTCCAGACCGAGGCCACCGGCACCGTCGCCTCGGGCGACACTGGCGCGGACGCCCTGTTCCGTGCGATGACCAAGGTGCAGACCGGCGGGGGCGAGGATGCCGACGGCATCATCCTGCACCCGACCGACTACCAGAACCTGCGCCTTGCCAAGGACGCCAACAAGCAGTACTACGGCGGCGGCTACTTCGCCGGCCAGTACGGCTCGGGCACCCTGCAGGACCAGCCCCCGGTCTGGGGTCTGCGCACGGTCGTCACCCCGGCGATCACAGCTGGCACGGCGCTCGTGGGCGCGTTCGGCACCGCTGCGACCGTCTACCGCAAGGGCGGCGTGCGCGTCGAGTCGACGAACTCCCACGCCTCGGACTTCACGAGCAACCTCGTGACCGTCCGCGCCGAGGAGCGCGTCGCGCTGGCCGTCCGTCGGCCGTCGGCGTTCGTCAAGGTCACCGTCACCAACGCACCGTGATCTGACCCCAGGGCGGGGCGGCAACCCCGCCCCGCCCTGGGTCACCCCCCTCCAACTTCACTTCGACTGGCGGGAGCCGACTGTGAGCAGCGAACTCAAGCTCTACGAGTTGACGATCAACGGCATCACCCACACGATCCAGGCCGACGAGGCGTACGCCAAGCGTTACGGCCTGACCGAGGCCAAGGCCGCCGAGAAGCCGGCCAACAAGGCCCGCGCGCCCCGGAACAAGCAGGGCTGACGCATGGCCGACCTGGCGACACTGGCAGATTGGGACGCCTACCAGGAGCGTCTACCTGCCGCACTCATCGCGCAGGTCGAGGCCGCGGTCCGCTCCTACTGCGGATGGCACATCGCGCCGTCCGTCACCGAGACCATCACGGTCGACGGGCAGGGCGGACGCGTCCTCGCCCTGCCCACCTTGCACCTGACCGCTGTCACCACAGTGAGCAACGGTGGCGACGCGGTCACCATCACCGACGTCGACTGGTCTGAGGCGGGATACCTCGAGCTCCGATGCGGGCACTGGACGTGCCGCCCGCGCGGAGTCGTCGCGACCATCACGCACGGCTACGACACACCCCCCGCCGAGGTGGTGGGCGTCATCATGCAGGTCGCGTCACGAGCCTCCTCGTCCCCAGCCGGCATCACGCGAGAGCAGGCCGGCTCGGTCTCGTTCTCGTACGCCCTCACGGCCCCCGGCGTGTCCGGCGGCGTCGCGCTCCTCGAGCACGAGCGGGCGATCCTCGACCACTACCGCATCCCACCGAGGGCCTGATGCTCCCCTCCTTCGCGCGGCAGACGGTCACCGTCCTGACCGCGCAGACGATCAACGACCACGGGCACGTCATCTCCGACTGGTCCGTGCCGCCGATCGAGACCCCTGTGGCTGGCTGCTCGTTCCAGCCCGGAGGCGGGGTCGACGACCTCATGAACCGCGACGGCACCGAGCAGACCGGCGTCCTCTACATGCCCGCCGGCACTGCCATCGACTCGTCACAGCGGGTCCGTGTCGGCGCCAAGGACTACGAGGTCGACGGCGACCCGGAGGACTGGCAGATCGGCGTCGGGACCATCGACCACGTACTCGTTCGACTCAAGCGCTGGAGGGGATGACATGGCCAAGGTCCGCATCTCCGTCAACCGCAACGGTGTCGGCGAGATCCTCAAGTCCGACAAGGTCCGTGCAGAGCTGGAGCGTAGAGCTCAGGCCATCGCCGACTCTGCTGGCGAGGGCTTCGAGGCCGACTCGCTCATCGGTGCTACCCGCGCCCGGGCCTCCGTCCGCACGGCCTCCTTCGAAGCCATGCAGGCCGAGGCCAAGGATCGCGTGCTGACCCGAGCGATCGAGGCCGGCCGTGCCTAACGTCGGCGCGTTCGTCGATGTCGAGCAGTTCCTGATCGACAACCTCTCGGTCGGCGTGCCGGTCTCGACGAGGATCCCGACGAGCAACCCCAAGCCTGCGCGATTCGTCCGCGTCATCCGCACCGGCGGCACGCGACAGACCCGCGTCAGCGACCGCCCCATCGTGACGATCGAGGCGTTCGCCCAGACAGAGACCGGCGCGAGCGGTCTCCTCTCAGACCTCCGCTCGGCAATGGCCGCGCTCGAGGGGCGCGCTATCGCAGGCGTGACCGTCTACGACGTCGCCGAAGTCGGCGGGCCCGTCAACCTTCC